ACATTAAAGGTTTCGAAATCAATAAAAACTAAATTTGCATTTTTATCCATTCACTACCTCCTTCCAGCTTTCAAAGCTAAAATTATCAGAACACATGTGGTCAAAGTTGGGTTTACTTAAAGTCTTTTTCGCTCGTCCCGGATTGGAGTCGGAAATACATCTAAAGGTCATGTAGTGCGGAAAGTCTGATCTGTTTTTATAGTATATACTTTTTGTCTTTTGAGTCTCGTACTTATCGCTACAATAGTTTTCTACATCGCGTTTTAGTGCTTTGTCAAAAGGCAAATCGTTATCCTCGATAAAAAATACAGGAGATATTTGAGAAAAATCCGGAACAAAATTACCTAAGTCAAACTTGTTACAATGAATAAAGGAATCATAAAACGGAATTATTAAACTTAAGGACGAATCATCCCAGTATTTATGCAAGGTTTCAAAGTCTATTCTAGGGATATAATAAAAGCCATTCGTGGAAGCCTCTGTATATATTTTAAGTAAAAGCTCGTACCCTGTTTTGTTTTTACAAAATATAATACATTTAGATTCGTCTTTTAATTTATCCTTGTCTTTGTCGTTTATATCTCGACATAAGGTGACTCTTAAGCCAAATCTCATATTAAGATTATTATTTTTAGAGTTGTAATAGCCTTCAAGAAAACCCGTCATTCCATCTTCGATTAAATAAAAAATTTTCAGCTTGTTATCTACGCAAATATCCATTATGGAATCCGGCCCCGTGGCGTCAGAAGATCCAGCATCGGCCAGAGTGAGTATGGATTTACCGATACTATAGTGAGATTTAAAAAGTGGCAATACCTCGTGCATTACGAAGACATTGTAATCAAGTTCTGCTTACGTGTCAAGAAAAAATATCAAGTATTTCGTTACTTCCTTTATGCCTTGGGCAGCCTTCGTAAGTCCTCTTTTCGATTTTTAAGCCTTTTTCAAGGAGTTTTTCCAGTTCTTCTTCTTTAAAGCTTGAGGAAATCTGCTCGTTTTTATCGTTTAAGAGTACAAAATAATCATAAGCGTCAATGTAAGGGCATCTCCATTTTCCTATTTTACAAAGCCAAGCGTCTTTCTTTTTGTCGGCAGCGTAATTCGCTTTAGCGTCTTCTTCGGTGAAGCTGTTTATTGTACGAAACGCGTGAGCCAAGTAATGCTCAAACCCGTTAAGTTGGTCTTCCGTAAACTCAAGCTGTTGGACGGGGCTTTTGGGGAATCTTAAAAATAAAAACTCTGCGGTCGGTTTGAGCTTAGGCCAATGCTTCTTAGCGGCCAAAGTGTAGGTCATAGCCTGAACGTTTGAGTGAAGTTCTTCGCCTCTGAATTTATATTTGCTACTTTTATAGTCTACAATCTTTATTTTTTTGCCGCGCTTGTAAACTATCGGCTTATCTATGAAGCCTCTTATTTTATATTTCGGGTCATCGTTTTCGAGTAAAAATTCAAATTCTGGGTTATCAACTTTTCCTCCCCATCCAAAGAAGTCATACTTTAACCCAACCATTATCATGTCTCTGACTAAGTTAACGTTTTCATCGTTAGTCATCGGCAAATCTGAAGATTTCTCCATTGCTGTTAAGTGTTTCATTGCTAACCTGACTATCGCAGGGCTTCCATCGATAGTTCCTTCCTTGGTAATTCTATCGAAGTGTTTTTTATGCCTTGGTTTGACAAGCATCTCGAACACTAGGTGACATACAGTTCCTCTTTGAGCCCCTTCGTTCTGCTTCTGAGGGAGTTTTAGAAAGTAGTTGCACCAGTAAGACCATCCGCAGGTCTCCAGTGTTTTAAGTCGAGATGCCGAGAGGATTTTTTCTATTTGTTTTGCCATTCTAAAATTTCTTTTTTATTCATGCAGCCGAAGTCGTTTTTTACAGGAAGCTTCGTTTGGACAGTTTCTTCGTCGAAATGTTTTGTTAAAATTTTATACATTGCCTCAGAGGCTTGGTTTCCCGCCCCTTCTTTTCCTCCGTCGTTATTGAGGGCTATTGTAATTCTTTTTGGGTTAAGTCTTAAAATTATAGATAACAATCGAGGGCTGAGCTTGACTCCGTGTGTAACAACGCAGTTTTTAATACCGGCTTCCCACAAGGAGAGCATATCTCCAATGCTTTCTATTATAATTATTTCTTTTACCTTGTTTATAATTTTGTAATTTATCTGAAGGGGATATGCCCATTTAGAAGTTGAGCCTTGGTGGAGCCATTTTATGGGATTCTTTCCGCTTACGTCTCTTCCGGTTACTCCAACCAGCTTGCCTCTGCTGTTAAAAATAGGAAAAATATACCTTTGGTAGAATTTACCCCTAGTAGCTACCCCGCCTTGAAAAAGTTCAAGAGTCTCTATGCTTATTCCTCTTTTATTCCAGTAGGAGTAGTCTTGAACTAGATTGAGTAAAAGCTCTTTAGGTAAAAATTTATCGCATTCCAGTTTGGTTTGTTTCTTTTTGGGCTTGACAAAATCATAATTTTTATAAATGTAAGACTTTGCCTGATCTAAAGTTTGCACTCCTAGAGTTAGCCTCACTAGCTCCTCGAATGGCCCCGCTTTGCAGGCTTTAAAGTCGGTAAACCATCCGGTGTCTTTATAAACCCTCAGAACAGAGCTACTGCTTGAGTCTCTGTATAAGGGGTTCATTCTGAGCTCCCGGCCATTATCGTGAACAACGTATCCTAAATCGTCTAAAATATCTCTTATGTCATTCATAGATTAGTATCGCCATCCCCAGCTACTCTTTGCTCAGCGATATCAAAACGTTGTCTAACTTGGTCGACGATATTTTGGAGAGACCCCTTGCTTTCAACTGAAAAGTTGGAGACTTCAAAATTTAAATAGTTATAGGACCATTCTTCCCTGTGGACCTCAGCGCCGTTATTCTCTTCTATAATAGGTCTGCGAATTAAATCTTGGTGACCGGCCGCGTCCTTTCCTTGGAATCTTGTTTTTATAGGAAGGAGTTTATGGGTGCCATAGTCCTGTCCGTCTACCGCTATTTCGTCAAGAGTCTTGCGCCGAAATATCCCTACAAAACTAGCAAACCATTGAAGCCTGTCGGAAAGGGAGATCGCGGAACTATCATCGGTTAGGCTCCTGCTGTTCCTGTTATGACTTTCTCCTGACCTATTCATTTGCATAGCGGTAATGATTGGCGCGGAAAGTTCTTCTGATATTCTTTTAAGTTTATCTATTTTTTCACCTATGGCTTGGTATTCTGCCCAGTTCTTATCTACTTTTTCACCGGTAAGTTTTACATAGTCGTAAGCGATAATACATTTGTTTCCGCGTCCGACATGTTTCATGTGCCAGCGACGAATTATTGCGCAAACCTCGTCTACAGTTTTGTTTTTTACATGATAGTGGAAATATTTACTGTCGTTAAATTTAGATTCAAAGTTCTCTTGGTAGTCTCTGAATTTTTTATACATTTCTTCATTCTTCCTCCAGTTGCCTGTTTCTAAATACCAGTGAGGGATTCCTGTTTCAGCCGCCGCCATTCTAAATTTTATTTCTTTAGTAGACATCTCTGTGTCGAGAATCAAAGCGGGAACCTTATTTATAACGGAAGTCTTTAGGCAAATATCATTTATGAAAGTAGTTTTCCCTTGAGCGGGGCGAGAAACTATAGCGTATATATTTGCGTCCCTGAGCCCTCCAAAGAGTCTATTGAATTCTGGATAGGGGGTTACTAGTCCCGTGTCGTCAGAAGGGTTCTCTCCCGCTTCCTCTACGTCATCCAGTAAGCTTTCAAATACGTTTTCGGGGTTATCGTCTAATTCATAAGAAAGGATTTTTTGAGAATAAATAGAATCGGACTTTGCTATAATATCATCCGCGGAATCTTCTCTGGAGTTTTTTACATAGTCCTGAATATCGCTTGCTGTTTCATCTATTTCCCTTCTGATGCGATATTTTATTAGTTCTCTGGAATACTCCGGAATCGCTTTTGGTTTTGGCGCAGAAAGCTCTATTGCTTCCAAATAATCGTATATGCCTACCTCGTCTTTTGCTGTGATTCCTAGGCTTAGTATCTTGTTGGATACGAGTACCCTGTCTACAGTTTCCCCTGCGATATGACTATTCCTGATTACAGAAAAAATAGACTGATGAACTTCGTTGTAGAAGTCAGCTAAAGTGAGATAGCTATCTACTTCAGATAAAACATCAGGATGTTTAAGAAGTCCGCCAAGAACGTACTTCTCAATTTGAATAGAATATAAAGACATTTACTATCTATAGAATCTATCTACTTCAAAAAAGTAGTCGAATAGATTGGAGGGGGCCTTTAATCCTCCGATAGCAGTATAAACCGCCAAGCCCTCTTTTGTCCCTGTGTAGATACCGCGATGAACCGTAGAGCCGGAACCCATCATTCGACTAAGCTGCTCGAAGCCGTGTTCTAGGTTAGCTTGAGGTATGTTATTAAGGGAATTTTTGTCTCCTATGATAACGCAAGCGGCGGTATTACCTGTTGAGGCGTCTATACCCGCAAGGATGTTTTTTCTTAAGTTATCTCTAATAGCGTGAGAAATCCCAGTATCAGAAAAGTCTTTGATTGGAGTTGCACCAAACATTATTATTCCAGAAGAGAAAATTGTATCTAAATCAGCCTTGTCGAAGGTTGTGTAAGCCGATTCTTTTGCTGAAATTTTATTAAACAAGTGAAAGATCGAACAGATGCTGTTATTCGCAGTAGCCCAAAACTGATTGACAGACAGTTTCGGGTAAAGCTGCTTAATCTTTTCGTTGTCTAGGACAATCAAAGGAGATATTACTTTTGCTTTTTGCAAGTCTATAAGCTTGCTGATAGTTTTTTTAGAATTATCCTGAACTTTGATTCCTTCTGCTCTAGTCGGGAGAGCGACTACGCAACCAACTTTAGCGTCGGTGTCTTTTGTCTCTTTGCCTAATGATTGATTAAGGTCGTGGCAAACTTCTATAACTTTAGCCACCCCTCCTGCGCCGGTTCCTCCCCCTGCTCCAGCACAAACCAAGACTCTCTCGAAACCGCTGCCGAAAGATTTTTTGAGAAAGTCAAGAATGTCTTCGTATCTAGTCCTAAAGACTTCGTCTGCCGCGTCGGGATTTTTGCCCGCGCCGCCTTCCCCTATTAAAAGTTTATTTTCGTCAGGTACTTTAATCAAAGAAAGGTCTTGTTTAGCAGTGTTGATAGCGGCGACCCTGCGATACCCAAGATTCCAAAAAGACTCGGCTAACCTTGAGCCTCCTTGCCCAACTCCTACGATAGCGAAATTAAAAGCTGCGTCGTCAAAGTTATCTTTTACGGAATCCTCCACGGGCTCATCGTCAGGAAGCGGAATGTCAGGAAGATCTATTCCTAAATCAGTTACTTCGGCTGACGATATCCCGAGAGACTCTTTCCTTTCCTCTGGAACTGCATCGCTTACGGGGGCTGGGGCTTCTGTCACTGGTTCCGGAGCTTCTCCTGCGTTTAGCGATGGGGGTGCGTCAAAGCCCGGAAGCTCTGTGCTCTTTTTTTCGTTTGGATAGTAATCCGATATATTTGTGTCACTCATCTTCGTAATCTTCCTCGTCGTTTCCGTCTATTCTGCTTGCTATATTTTTTAAAAAGCTTTCTCTTGAGATTTCTTCCATTGCCTCTGACCAGTTTTTAATAAAATACTGTAGGGACATTGCGTTTAGGTCGTCGTTTATTTGAGCATGTACCTGCGGCTTGGCAGATCCGTCAAAACTAAACAGTACATAACCGCCGTATGACATTTCACTAAGGTTGTCGAGTAATTTTTCGGGCATTGTACCGTACTGTACTTTTTTACTCATCATGGTATATTACACTTATATTCAAATTTCTACTCCAAATCCCTCTAAAATATAGGATCTACTAAGATTAGGGATATCGTCCTTGTCTACTTCCAAAACTTTGAATTCATTTAATTCTAGCCAGTTTATTTTCTTCATGTCTCTTTTTATTGAATCTAGGTATTTTTGTCTTGAGTTCCCGTGAAAAAACTTATTAAATTGATTATGTTGTTCTCCTTGAACTTCCACCGCTATTTTACGAGTGAAATTTATTAAATCCACTTTTAATCTCGTTCCGAAAACAGGAAATTCTTCGTAGCAAATATGATTCTTCCAGTAGTCTCTGAAAAAGCTTTTTGCTGCAAACTGTATTTTTGATCTGCACTTTTTGTCCCAATCTACTTTATATCTGGTTACGTTTTTGCTTACGAGTCTTCCGTTAATATTAAAGAGCCTCATACCGCCAAAGTCAACGCGCTTTTAAGTTTTTGAAACAAAAATTCGCACAACTTTGGGTTTTCTTCGAGATAAGCTGTAAAAGCGTCTTCTCCTTGGATTTTTTCTGGTATCTCTAAGTTGTTAGATTTTAATTCTTCGACCAACTTTTCGTCGACAGTCACCCAAGAGCCTGCTCTTTTTACAAACCCCCATTTTACCAAAGTATTAAAAACTTCATACTCAACCCAAACGCTTTTGCCGTTAGTCCTCCCATATTTTATTGGGTACTTGACTTCCATTCCTGTTGTTTCGTTAGGGGTCTTACGGAAGACCACCTTGCACCAATGCCCGCTTGCGGAGTCTTCTTTAGTGGCTTTAGAGTCTTTTATTTGCTCCTT